CCATAGGAATGGGAGCATGATTATTTTCACTTACGGGGTACAGTCAGATTGCATAGATTTTCCCTACCAAGATAGTTAGTTATAAGGCGAAAATCTAGGAAGGGCAGATATGTCAGCTGATAACAACACAACGCTCACATCACATGATGAGGCGAAAGTCTATAGCTTTAAAAGTGTTGGGATTCTGAACACAGATCGTTGGAAAGAGAATCCGGTACGCCCGGCTGAAATTCCCATAGGAATCAAGACCCCCATTCAGTTTGGATTGTCCAATGATGGTTTGTTTAGGATGCACAAGTCGATGGCAGATCAAGTTGCTGATAATTTTCGAAATATGATTATGACCAATCACGGTGAGCGACTGTGCCTATATGATTTTGGAGCTGATCTTGAGGGGCTGGTGCATGAGCTAGGATCCCAAGATGCAGACGGTGAGGCAATTAGAAGAATTACAACTACAACTAAGAAATACATGCCGTATATTGATCTCCAGACATTTGTGGCATATCAGAATCAGGCTGAGCATGGTCTACCCAGACGGGTGGTCATAAAAATAACGTATAGCGTTCGAAAAATTCGATTGGTAGATAGAACACTTGAGGTAGTTTTGTATACGGGTTACGAGACATCTAGACAGGGACTGTAGGAAACAATTATGGCACTTGACATTAAGAAGAGACTAAAAAAGGCCAGAACAAGAAACTATCTAGTCAAGGACTTTGATGATTTCAGATCAGATGCTTTAAGGTATGCGAGGACGTATTTTGGCGACAAAATTCAGGACTTCTCGGAAGGATCATTAGGCGGACTATTTCTTGATATGGTTTCAATGGTAGGCGATAACATGTCTTTCTACCTAGATCATCAGTTCAATGAGCTAAATTGGGCGACAGCTGTGGAGTCAAAAAATGTGCAAAGGCATATAAGAACAGCAGGAATTCCCATAACAGGTGCTGCCCCGGCTGTCGTTGATGTGATGATTTTTTTAGAAGTGCCATCAGAACTTTATGAGAAAGAGTGGCGCCCAAAAAGATCCGCCCTGCCTGTTGTTCATGCTAGCACAGTTTTTCAGGCCGGAAACGGAGTAGATTTTAACTTGATTGAAGATGTTGATTTTACTGAGGAGGACTCCGGAGGTCTCCTACTGTCTAATATTGTGGTTTCTGAGTCATACAGTAATGGAACCCCGGCATCTTATATCGTGAGCAAGAAAGGTCAATGTGTGTCTGGAACAGAGACAGTAGAGACATTTTCAATATCATCATCGCATATACCGTTTAGAACAATCTCCTTATCTAACGAAAATATCACAATTATTAGGGAAGTTCTAGACTCACAAGGAAATGTGTATCATGAGGTAGAATCGTTGACACAGGACGTCGTTTTTCAGGGAATTACCAATCGGGATGATGACGGTCAGCTAGTGAAGGAAAACTTAGAAATAATTCCCGCGCCCTATAGATTTCTCAAAATAATGGATGTAAGAACTCGAAGTACCAAGCTTCGTTTTGGTGCCGGTGATGCAGAGACTCTAGACGATGACATAATACCTGATCCAAGTGAACTATCACTTCCTTTGTATGGAAAAAAGACAGTATCTAGATTTTCTATAGATCCTAAAAGTCTTCTCCAAAGTCACACTTTGGGGGTTGCTCCCCTCAATACAAAGCTAACGGTTCGTTATTTATCTGGAGGAGGAAGATCTCATAATGTGAAGCCAGATGTCATTAGAACTATCAAGACTCTAAAGATGGAATTTTACAAAATGCCATCTGTTGAAGATGCAAGGAGCGTAAGGGCTTCCATTGATATTACTAATAGGATAGCAGCCGCCGGCGGCGATGCAGCACCCACGCTAGATGAGCTAAGAGCACATATTCCACAATCTAGACAGATGCAGTCCCGGATTGTGAGCAAGGAGGATTTATTATCTAGAATTTATACACTGCCATCCCAGTTTGGAAGGGTCTTTAGGGCAGGAATTCGTCAAAATCCAAACAATCCTTTGGCAGTTCAACTTTTTGTAATTAGTCGGGACATCGATAAAAAGCTAACACCATCTCCGGATGCCCTAAAGAAGAATCTAAGAGTATATTTGAATGAGTACAGATTAATATCAGACGCAATTGATGTTTTGGATTCTAGGGTAATAAATGTCGGAATAAAATTTGAAATTGTTGCGCATATCGACAAGAATAAAAATCTAATTGTTCAGAATGTTATCGCAAATTTGCGTGATATTATGAAGATAGAAAATTTCCAAATAGACCAACCAATCATTGTAGATGATCTCACAAATATTATCATTAACACTCCAGGTGTGGTATCGCTAACAGCTCTAAAAATTGTCAATATCAGAGGAACATCTGATGACAGGGAGTATAGTGATGTGGCTATCAATATAGACGCATCCACATATAGAAGAATGCTTATTGGGCCACCCGGATCAATATTTGAAATGAGGTATCCTAATCATGATATTGTTGGAACATCGTTATAAGAGGAATCAAGGATGTATCTAGTCATAACGTCCAGTAAGGACACATACATAACAGATAAGATAATCAAGAATTCATACAGCGCAACAGATGCTAATACTGGTCAAGCTGGTACCCTTGATCTGTTTCGGCTATCTGGTGAGTCTAGATTGTCTGGCATAACGACTACAGATGAGCTGTCTAGAGTTCTAATTCATTTCAACTTGGACAATCTTTATGCTTTGACGTCGTCTATTTTAGATGTTGGCAATGCATCATTTGAGTGTTTCTTAGAGATGACAGACATTATGGGCGGTCATGCTGTTCCTACAAACTTTAATCTGTTACTTTTTCCACTATCACAATCATTTGATGAGGGGAATGGAAGGGATGTGTCGAGTTTTGGGGACCTGGACGCCGCGAATTTTGTCACAGCCTCATATAAGGACGGCGCCGCATCTACGTGGTTTGCATCAGGAGCAAATAGTCCTGGAAATATTGATGCTTCTGTTTCCCCCATAACGTATCCAAGCAACGTCGATATTATTGAGAGAGGTAACCTCAACGATGGAAAAGGAGATAGACTTCTCACGACAAAGCAAACATTTATAAAGGGAAGTGAAGATCTTTCCATGAACATAACTACCATAGTCTCTGCGACAATGGCCGGCCTGTTACCTGATTGTGGATATCGCCTATCTTTTTCCGGATCTGAAGAAACTGATACAAAATCTAGATTTGTCAAGAGATTTGCATCCAGACACACATCTAACATTTTATCAAGACCCAGAATTGTTGTTTCTTGGGACGACTCTATTCAGGATCGTCATAGAAACAGCTACTTTGATCTATCCGGATCAATATTTCTCAAGAGTTACCACTTTGATCAGCCAAAAAATATTGTGAGTGGATCTGTACTATCTGAAGTTTCTGGTGATTCATGCATGAAGGTTGATCTGGTGACAGGATCATTTACAAAGACAGTTGATGTTTCGCAGTATAAGATTGGAAATATAGCTCAGGCGGGTGTATATACAGCTTCATTTGCCATCCCATCAAATGACAGCACTGTTGTTGCGGACTCTGATACAGTGGCAACATTTGCAGCAAAATCCGGGTCCCTAACGTTTCATGAGTACTGGAGGAGTAATGATGGCACTGTTGGATACCATACGGGAAGCATTAAATTAAGTCGGGTGGAGCGATCATCTTATGATACCACTGAGAGAAAATTGGATATGTGGGTAACCAACATGAATGATAAGTACTCACTATCTGATATAGTGTCATTCAGATTATTTGCAAGAGACCTCAGCAAAGAGTCAAAATCATTCAAAAAACCCATAAAGATCACTAGCATATCTTTGGAAGAGGTGTACTATCGGGTGAAGGACAGTGACTCAGGAAAAATTATCATTCCATTCAAAACAACAAACAACGGAACACGACTGTCATCAGACTCTGGTGGTATGTTCTTTGACTTTAGGGTGTCAAGCTTATACACCGGAAGATCCTATGTCTTTGACTTCTTGGTAAAGGATCGGGGTGTAGAGATAGTAATAGAGGACAGGAGAGCCAAGTTTAGGGTAGATGCATAATGGCCAAGGAGAGAAACACATTTAGTCGATCACGTCTCTTCAAGCCAAAGTACGTGAAACGCTTAACAACCGAGTCAACGCCGACAAAAATACAAAATGCAGGCGCTCTGAGTGGTTCGTCTATAATAAGCAGCTCTCATAGACACGATCCGCCCGGTACTGGATTCAAATCAACACAGCAGATACCCATTGACTGGTCGTTATTTAGAAATCATACATTTTTTGACTCCGCAGAGTCAAAGGTAAATGTTTCATTTGACAATATTGTCAATAGTTTTCCATTTGATGGAACAAAACAAGATCTGGACAAATTTTTTGATGAGCTATCCGGCTATGAAAAGTATGTATATGATAGCTTTCCCAAGAGGGCAGGCTATCTTTATTTTTCTGGGACACACAATGAAAATGTAGGGCCTGTACCAGATTATCAGCATTTTATTGCTAACGGAAATGCTGTAGCTGCCGTTGCCACGAAGGGAGTCCTTACTAGTTTGACTCCTCTAACAGTGTCATTGTTGGACGCTAGAGTTCTAATAATCAGATCGACTAACGAAACTTCCAGAAGATATGAGTTTGATACCAATAATAATCCAGGTGGCTCCACCGGTGACCTGCGAGGCTCCGGAGCCTGGCCACAATCCGAGGATGGCAATGTATTTGTCAATATAAGTTCTGCAGTTAATGTCGCTAATGTAGCTACAGAACTAAAGACTGCAATTGAATCGTTGAATGGTCATGGTTCGTCACTGATTACAGTTACTGACAATAATGGATCCTTAGATCTGGAGCAAGTTGCCACTGGAGACGAGGGAAATACCAAGGTGAGCATTAGTGCCTTTATAGCAAATCCCCCAGCGAGTATCAATTTAAACAATCTGTTTACCGCCGGACCAAGCAATAGGGACTTGGCGAATCAAGATGTTTTCTTCACTGGTGGACGTGACTTAGGAATCAACGCCAGTACAGGCAAAAATCTAGGCACACGGATCCAGGTAAATGACCATGCTGGGTCGCTTTTTCCCAGCATATCCAAGAATATATCAGGCCAGACTGTTATCGCGCCAGGCTCCGGAGATATATCATTTGAGTTTCACTTAAACATTCCTACCCAAAAAAATGATGATCAAGTAATTGTCCAAAAGCTTAGTGGATCTACAAGAGGAATAACATTAGCTCTTACTAGGAGTCATCTTGATACTGTATGTGGATTAACAATGCTAGCATCTTCGGATGTAGGTTTTATATCAGCTAGCATGGATTTTCCAAAAGGTGAGTTCAATCATGTGTATGCCTCACTCAATAAGAAGCTAGGATACAACTCAATAGACATGTTTTTGAATGGAGATCTAGTATCTTCCTCTAGTGCAGGCTATGATTTGGAAGAGATAGACTTTAAGGGAAGCCCTCTAGTCATAGGCAGCGGAAGCACTCATGAGGGTCAGTTGGAATTCTTAGCAGAGGATACAACATTTATCCCAAAGGTGACGCTATCCGGATCCATGGATGAGTTTAGAATATGGCACACAGTTCACAATTCTGATCAGATAAAGAAAAATATGAAAAGGGAGGTTTATGCTGATAGTAATCTAAGATTGTGCTACAAGTTCAATGAGCCGCTCACAGGAAGCAAGGTATCGACTGTTGATGATATTGTTCTGGATAGTTCTGGAATGTCCATGCATAGTCGAATTGAAAATTTTACAATTTGTGCAGGGGCAAATTCTGATCTTCATCGAGGCCCAATATATGATAATACTACAAAATCACTAATAAGCGGATCAATTGACGTACCATTATTGCTAGAATCCCCAAGTAATCATCCAATTCTTTTCCCGGACAATATCCAGGTAATTGAACTAAATACTAAGCTTCTAAACTCAGCTAGTCTCTACGACGCCAACAATCCCAATCTAATAACGAAGCTGATTCCAAAGCACTATTTATTGGAATCATCAGCTGACGAAGGCTTTACAGAAGAGTTAGGAGACACGTTTAGCAAGTATGGAAATGTAAGTGACTATGCTTTGCCTGGACTTGGAGAAATTCCATCACCTCAAATCATTACAACTTTACTATTCACATGGGCAAAATACTTTGATGAGATAAAGGTATTTATCGATCACTTCTCCAATCTACTATGGGTAGACTATGACACAAATGATGTGATAGCCGATCAATTTATTCCATTTTTGGCGGATTATTACGGATTTGAAAGTCTTCCAAATATGTTCTCAGGCGCCTCCTTAGATCAATTACTAAAAGGAGAAAACTTGACAATGGACGAGAGCCTGTCAACAACAAGCCTCGTGCATATTCAGAATCAACTTTGGAAAAGGGTTCTAATAAACTTCAATGATATTATGCGATCAAAAGGAACAGTCCACGGAATAAAGGCTCTCCTTCGTGCA